GTTACCAGCTAATTCGTTATTCGCAACATTTTTCTTTACGCTGTCATTTTGTTGAGAATTATCATTCATTTGAGATACAAAGGGTCTTGACTCCATTGCTGAGTCAACTGCATTTTTAACTCCAAACTTTATACCCTCAAGCATGGGTAATTCAACTTGAGGTTGAATCGACTGTCTTGCAGGTGTGACTAAGCTATAAGATACTGTAGGAGCAGCCACGGATACATTAGTTTCTTGTCTGGTTGTATTTTGATAACTACTTTGTTGAGTTGTTGTACCGGTAAAGTTTAAAGTACTTGACTGAGAACTAACGCTGTTGTTAATAGATTGTTGTACTCTTGCAGTATTAGATGCATTGCTTGATTGCTGACCTCCCTGTAAGGAAACCATTGAACTTTGTGTTTGAGTAAATGATGATTGGGAACTTGCTGTTTGTGTGGTACTAGTTGACCCACCCCCTGCACTCATACTTTGTGATTGTTGATCCCCTGCAATCTTTTCAGCTTGTTGCTTAGCTGATTCACCTGCAGAAAATGCTTGTGAGTCGGCAGATTGAACTACCGACTTTTCTAGTGCAGACGTCTTATCTTGATTGGAACTAATCATACTAAGAACTGAAGATAAAGAAACAGTAGTCTTGGATGACCCTGATGAGTCACTTACCTCACCAGCTTTCGCTTGCTGCCCCCCTGGTGCTAGTTGTGGAGCTGATGCTTGTTGCATTGGCCCAGGTGCAGGCGCTCCAGCTGGAGCAGGACCACCTTGTGGTGGAGGTGGAGGTTGTGAACCCTCAGGTGGAGGAGGGCTACCGGGAGGTGGAGGACTGCCTGGAGGAGGCGGTGCTCCTGGTGCCATTGCAACCATTTCAGGTGGGGGAGGAGGTGGCGCTGTTACTGTAGCTTCTGTTGTAGTAATCTTGGGAGCTAATTTAGCCAAAGCATCCAAATACCCTGGGCACGATGGGCTACTGAATATATTTGTTGCACATGGGTCTACAGAATATTTTAAACTAAAACTAACATTATAGATTTCCGGTCCATAAGGCCCTGCCCACCCATTATTATCTCTACCTATAAAACCATACTGTACCTGCCCGATAGAAGGTACTGCAAGCGGGGTGGTAAAGGTTTTTGAATAATCAAATTGTGTCCAATTAAATTTATAATTTAATGAAAATACATCACCGTATAATAAATTATTAGCAGCTCTACCATTTGTGTTATCCCAAAATCGAACTAAAGCTGTCAAACTATCTGTACCACCATTATCCCACCCGTTACCGTTTTTTGCCATAAATCCAAAGTTATAACCATTAACTTGAAGACCTGTTGATGAAGGTAATAACGTAGAGATATGCTGTTGTTGGTAGATGTATGATGACCCGTATGAGAAATTAATGTTACCACCTGGCCTTACAATTGGACTTGGTCCGCAATAACCAGGGTCGCCGTACGCCCAACAAGTTAATTGGTCTTGATAGACACCGCCAACCCAAGGCGTAGGACCACCGTAGGGCGTATCTTGAACAATATTCCCGGTGGTAGAGACTTGACCTGGTACTAGTGTCTGAGCTTTACTTAAAAGCGGCGTGAACAATAATGCCAAGCAAAGAGCCAAGCCCAATGTTTTTAGCAGTTTCATGTTTGCTCTCTTTTTCAAGTTGCGGTATTTTATCTGGATTAGATTCCCATGATGCTTTAGCTTGCTCACCTATCTTACCATCATACGGGCATGGTGTACCGGCTGCCATCATAGCATCAAATACTCTTCTATCTTGACACATAGTAGCAACAGCAGCTACTTTCATACCCATATCGAAAAGGGTCTTTGATAGCTTTAAGCGTTCACAATTTAAATCTCTGATTGTTCCGCCAGATGAAACTCCAAACACTTGCGTTTGAACTGATCCAGATGAACCTGTAGAGCATAGGTCATTGTTACCACCACTCATCATTGTAGGAGCAACCGCTGTTGGGGGAGGCTGAATTACTTTTTGTGTGATAAGGGTTTCGTTTTTATTAATGTTAGTTACCTCACCAGAGTTAATGTTCTGGTTGATATTAGCATTCTGGTTAACGTTATTATTTGTATTAACACTTTGCGATGTTGACGTACTAATATTTCGATTAGTCATGTCACCAGTATTCACATTATTATTAGTGCTAGTAGAAGTATTGACGTTATTATTAGTTGCTGTACTGACGTTGTTATTGTTATACGTCATCGTACCAGTATTTTCATTCTTATTGATATTGGTATTGGTTGAAGTACTTGTACTGACGTTATTATTATTAAACGTCTGAGTACCGCTATTAATATTATGGTTAGTATTAACGTTAGTATTATTACTTGTAGATGTAGAAGTATTCTGGTTAATGTTAGTCATTGTACCAGAATTGACGTTGTTATTATTATACGTCAGTGTACCGGAATTAACGTTGTTGTTATTAAACGTTTGAGTTCCACTGTTAATATTATTGTTAGTATTAACGTTTGTACTTGTACTGGTACTTGCACTATTATTGTTGTTATTATTTGTTGATGTGCTATTTACAGTAGATGTACTGGTTGCAGTACTGTTACTATTAGCAGTACTATTACTATTAACGGTGCTAACACTGTTAGAAGTGCTGTTGGTGTCAACCAGGGTCTTACTATCGTAAGTTCCTTGATTAATGAGACTTGTAGTCCCTGTCGTTGTTCCCCCGGTTGTGCTAGAGGTGCCACTTGTCGTTTGAGCAGTTGTGCTTCCAAACATCATAACAAAAAGTGCCATTATGGCAATCTTTTTGCTGAACATTTTTTCTCCTGTTAGATTTTTACGGTCAATATTACATAGCTATTTACGTAATATTTATGACCGAATAAGCTTGCAACGTTTTGCAAGGTAATATATAATAGACAAATGCTCTTCTATACCAATATCTATACGCGCGGTGATTACGTGCATTTCCGTGGTTTTAAAGACGGAAAACGCGTAAATCAAAAGATTCCCTTCCAACCCACCCTTTATGTTCGTTCTGGTAAGCCATCAGAATTTAAATCGTTGTGGGGTGAAAATCTCGAAAAGATTAAGTTCAGCACGATTAAAGAAGCACGGGCTTTTGTCGATCAATATAAAGAAGTAAGTAATTTTCCTATCTTCGGTAATAGAAGTTACGGCTATCAGTTCATCAGTAAGATGTTCCCTGATACGATCGAATTCGATATATCGTTAATGAAGATTGTAACTATCGATATCGAGACTACAACTGAATACGGTTTTCCTGAACCCAGGACTGCGCAAGAACAAGTCACCCTTATTTCTGTACAGGACTTTAATACAAAGGTAATTACTACGTTCGGGTGTGGTCCTTATCTAAGCAAGAAACCTAATTCCGTATACGTTCAGTGTAAGGATGAATTTGATCTTCTACGCCAGTTTATCAACCACCATAAGTCTGATTATCCTGATGTGACGACTGGTTGGAATAGTCAGTTATTCGATATCGCCTACCTATCTTCTCGTATTATGAAAGTTCTGGGTGAAAAAGCTCTGAACGAATGCTCACCCTGGGGTTATATAAGGCAGTATGAAGTACCTACTGCACGTGGTCGTACCCAGTTAGCTTTTGAGTGGTGTGGTATCTCTATTCTTGACTTTATGGATCTCTATAAGAAGTTCTCTTATAAAATGGTTGAGAATTATAAACTAGATACCGTTGCGATGGAGGAGCTGGGGGAGCAGAAGTTAAAGAACCCGCATGCTACGTTTAAAGAGTTCTATACCAAGGACTGGGAACTGTTTGTAGACTATAATATTCGAGACGTAGAGTTAGTTGATCGTCTTGAAGATAAGATGCGAATCATTAATTTGATTCTTACTATGGCTTATGATGCTAAGTGTAACTTTACAGATATCTTTTCTTCTGTAAGGACGTGGGATTGTATTTTGTATAATAAGCTGTTAAGAAATAATATCATCGTTCATAACCCGCCAGGTGTTGACCCAGCTATGGATCGAACTATTATGGGTGCGTATGTTAAGGAACCTAAGCCGACTCAATATGATTGGGTAGTATCTTTTGACGCTACCTCTCTTTACCCCTCCATTATTATGTCTTGGAATATGTCACCGGAGACTCTGGTAGACGGTCAGAAGTTTTTAGCTGATGACGAGAAAAGTATTCAACGTTTAATTGACGGTGAAGTTAATACTTCTGAGATACTTAAGAACGACTGGTCTATGACTGCTAATGGTCAATGCTTTACCCGTAAGAAGAAAGGTATCTTCCCGGAGTTAATTGACTTCTACTTTACTTCTCGTCAAGTGGCTAAGAAGGAAATGCTTGCAGCTCAAAGCAAGTACGAGGAGACTAAAGATAAGAAGTACCTTGGTCTGATATCTAGTCTTAACTCAAAGCAGATGGCTGCTAAGATCTTGATGAACTCTCTTTACGGTGCAATGGGTAACGTTCACTTTAGATTCTATGATATTAGAATTG